CCGCGGCCTCGTGCTCGGCCAGGGCGTCCTCGTCGTAGATCGGCTGCACCGAGCAGTCACATCCGTGGTGAATGTCCAGCAGGTTCTCTTTGTGGTACGTGTTCGTCGAGGCGACGATGCACAGCCCGCACGAGTACGAGCCCTCAAGCTGCCGCCGCCACGCGATCGCCTTCGAGTCGGCCTTCAGGATGTCCGCCGACACGTTCCGCTTCGCCAACTGCAAGTCGGTCGTCGCCAGGTTCACCGCGCGCTTGCCGGCCAGGTCCACGGCCTCTTCGAGGGTCTTGCCCTCCGACTGCTTCCACCGGACCGTCTCCCCCGGCCGGCGGTACACGTCCACCGGGTCGACCCCGATCCGCAGCCCCGTGTAGCGCCGCGAGTTGACGTTCGAGGTCCGCGAACCCGTCCCCAGCGCCACCGACCGGTACTCCGACAGGAACCCGGCCGTCATGTCCGCCATCTGCTGCTGCGCCGACGCGACCTCCGAAGCCGCCTGCTTCGCGAAACTGTCCACATCGGACTGCTGCCACGACGTCAAGGAGTCCCAGAGGCTGCGAATCAGCTCGCCGAGGGCGGTGCGGAGCCCGTCGGTGCTACTTTGAAACGCGTCCACCAGAGGTGCCAGAGCCGCCCGACTTTCCTCCGGAGGCAGGCTTCGGCGCGTTGTTGCCACCGTTAGACCTCCCACCCGACGGTGCCGGCTTGCCAGAAGACCCGCCGGACGGAGCACCAGGCGCCGGCTTCGGCGCCAGGGCGGCCTGGGCCTTCATCATCGACATCTGCTGCGCCTGCTGCTTCAGCTCCTGCGCCTGCTGTTCCTTCGTCAGCCGGTCGATCTCCGCCGGGGAGAACTTCCAGATGTTGCGCCAGATGCCGATCTGCGGGATCGAGCCGGCCTGCGCCGCGGCCTGAGACTTCTCGATGACCGACGCCTTCTCCGTGTCGTCCCACATCAGCTCCAGCGACGCCAAGTCGGCCCGCTCCTCATCGCCCATCCAGCGGAAGCACAAGCTGATGACCTTCGACCACTTCGGGTCCACGCGGTCGATGCGGTCGTCGGCCTTGCCGACCTGACCCTCCCGCGACAGCGACGCGCCCTCGGCGGTCTGGTTCGCCGAGTCCGGGGAGAACACGTACATCGGCGTCATCGTGGCCGCGGAGAACTGCTGCTGCCCGTCCTTGACGGCCTGCAACACGCCGGTCATGTCGACGGCGGGCGCGATCCACATCTGCGAGTCCGCGGGAAGCTGCCAGAACTTCCCCGGGTCCGAGGTGAAGATCTCCTCGTAGTCGATCTCCTCGCCGGCCCGCTCGTGCTCATCCGGGTAGACGGCCGGCAGGCCAATCGCGGCCATCCGCTGGAAAGCCTGGTACGTCGCGATGACCATCTGGTCGAGGATGATGCGGTTGATCCGGTCCAGCAGGTCGATGTGCGGCTCGAACTCCGCCACCCCGGCCCGGTTGGTGAACTTGACGACGGGAACCATGCCGCCCAGCTTCGGCAACGTCGCCGACCGCGCGGTGTCCCAGTTCCACTCCCAGTTCACATGGATGTCGGAGTGCTCGTCCAGTCGGGAGCATTCCTTCCACGCCACCAGAAGCCTCGTGTCCGGGCCCTGCGCCGGCAGCCCCAGGGAGTCCGTAGATGGGCCGTCGCCCTCCGGCTCGATCTGCGGGTCGCCCCGCAGCACCAGGACCGCGAAATCCTTGCCCTGCACGCCGTCGTGGAACGCCTTGAACGCCGCCAGGGTCGACCCGGTCGCCGGGTCCTCCTCCGACACCGCCTCCCGCGGGTCCTCCACCGTCACCAGCGGAACGCCCGTCTCCGGGTTCACGTCCCCGACCCACACCAGGGCCTCGGACAGACCGCACATCTTCTCGTGCGCGTCCCGGAACACGATCTTCATCCCGGCCCGGGTGATGATCTGCCACGCCTCGACGTCGCCGGCCTCGTCATCGTCGGCGCCGGTGCGCACCCCGATCGGGCGCATCCGGTTCGTCAGCGACAGGACCGTGGGCTCCGCCAGGTTCACCCGGCACGTCTTCTGGAACGCCTCGAACGCCGGCCGGCACGCCTCCCGCTCCACCGGCAGCGGCGGGTTCCCCCGCAGGTACTGGTCAAGCCGGTCGAGGCGCTTCAGCCGGTTCGGATCGGTCCGCGTCTTCGACAGGCGGATCATCCACCAGCCGGGCGTCAGGGGGGTGTCAATGTCGCCAAGGGCCACGGAAACCCCCTTAGCGGATCGCCTTCGGTACGTAGTGGCGGTTGTCGTTGATCGCCAGGCCCTTCGCCACCGCGTCGTTACGCGCCTGCCACGCCAACACCGCGGCAATGAACGCGTCGATCTTGCGGGGCGACTTCGGGAAGTCCTTCTTCACCGTCAAGTGGTTGTGGTCGATGCGCCGCCGGCCCTGCACCGTGTGCTTCCACAAGATCGGATGCCCGTCGTGCGACAGCTCCTTCTGCACCACGGCCTCACGGAACGACTCGAACGCCCGCTCCGCCTTCAACACCGAACCGCCGGTCATCCACCACTCGATCGGATGCGCCTTCGGGCCGATCTTCAGCCGGTCGCCGTACCGGGCCTCCCACGTCGACACCCAGCCCTCCCAGCGGGCCGGGTCGGCGTAGAAGCCCACCACGCGGTACTTCTTGAAGCACTGCGCCACCGCGGCGTCCACCTGGTCCGCGGGCGGGTTCCAGCCCTTGCCCTTCGGGCCCTCCGGCTGCTCCCACACGTCCACCAGGAACAGGTGCCCGTCCTTCACCCGGCAGCCCACCAGGGCCGTCGAGTCCGCCACGCCCGACTTCACGCCGCGCGAGCCGTCGAAGCCCAACACCACCGTGTCGCCGGCCGCGATCTCCGGGATGTCCCGGGCCAGCTTCTCCGCGTACACCGCGTTCCACTCGTAGTGGGCGATGAACTGGTCGGAGGCGTGCGTGATCTGGTTCAGGAAGTTGCCGCGGGCCATCTGAAGGTCGCCGTTCGGCGACCGGATCGAGTTCATCCGGTCTTCGAGGTCCGCCCAGCCCGGCCGGATGCACGGCGGGTCGTGGATCACACACTCGTCTACGTCCGCCGAGTCCCCGTACGCGACCGCCAAGCCGTGCAGCAGCGACGCGTCGTCGTCGATGTCGGTGTCGCCCGGCGCCTCGCGGTGGTCGTACAACAGCGTGTTCGGCACCTTGCGGCCCTCGACGATCGCCGACCAGAACGCCGCCGTCTCCTCCGCCACTGAACCCTCGCCCGGCACGAACGCGTTCGGAGACTCCAGCGTCGAGCCGCCGATCTTCGTCGCATTGTCCCGAAGCACCTGAGCCAGCCGCAGGCCGCCGTTGGTGGCGACCCACTCCTCCGTCTGGTCCATGATCGAGAAAACCGCGCGGGCGCCCTTGATGGACCGAGCCGATGACGGCATGGGCTCAATCCGGCCGCTCGGAAGGTTCACGAACCCGCCCAGCGGTTCGGTGCCCGGGTAGTTGTCCAGCACCGGGCCCTCAAGCAGCTCCAGGATCGGCGTCCACGAGTTCCGCATGACCTGCTTGTCGGAGACCGCGGCCACAAGCACCAGCGGCGTCCGGATCTCCGACCACGGGATCCCCACCGGCTGACCGTCGGCGTCCCAGCCGCCCGGCACCACCGGGCCCAGGGCCTCCGCGCACGCGATCGCCGCCAAGAACGGCGACTTCCCCCAGCCGCGAGGCCGCGACAGCACGCCCTGCCGGATCTTCCGCTTGCCCTGGCCCCGCTTGCCCGCCGGGTCAATCTCGTAGAACCGCAGCAGGAACTCGGCCTGCTCTCGGGTCACCACGTACGGCCTGTAGTGGCCGCTGCCGGTGTCCGGGGCCGCCAAGTTGGCGGCCATCCAGTCGATGACATCGTAGCCGAGCGTCGGGCGCTCACCCTCGAACGTCGGCTTCCACGGCATGGGTCAGCCCGCGTCGTCAGGGTCGGGCTCGGGGTCCGGCTTCCTCAACGGCAGCACCAGGCCAGTGCCGCGAGAATCGTTGGGATGAGACGAATCCAGCTTGATCCCGCCGAACCGCTTCCGGGCCTCCGTCGGGGTCACCCGGCCCATGCGCTTCTCGTCCTTCTCGTCCGCGTCCGCGAACACCATGCGCAGCCTGGCGCGGTCCTCCGGGGTGGCGCCGAACTTCGCGACCCGCAGCCGCACCTCGGCCGCCAGGGTCCACTGGCCCTTCTCCCACATCGCATGATGCATCAGGGCGGTGTCCATCAGGAACGACCAGTCGGTAGCCGTGAAGTTCTCCGCCTGCGCCGACTCCGCCCACATGCGCCACCAGGCCCGCGTCATCGGATGCCAATCAACCTCGGCGGGCAGCTCGGGCGCATCGGCCGGGACGAACGGCAGCACCGTCTGCGGCACCGGGTCTGCGTTGCGCCGGGCCCGCTTCGAGGCAGGCTTGGGCGCTGGACCGTTTCCAGCCATCTGGTTCCCCCCATGACGGGCGCACAAGCCCCCTGTCGGGGCGGAGTGCTACGGAAGTGAGTCAGGGCAGGAAGAAGCCCTGGCGGCGAGACTGTCTTGGGCGTCGTGATCTCCCTGGCCGCCAGGGCTAACTGGTTCAACCACCCATGCCAGGATGTTGTTCCTTGGGCCGCTTGATCGA